CCATCCGCTGTGGCGGGCATCAAGAGCCACGCGCTGCCGGCAGGAATGCCGTTTACCTTGGGCACCGATAAGACCACCGTGGCTGCCTTAAGCGTCATGGTGCCCACCAGCACATGGGGCCTGCTGGGCGGTCAGCGTGGCAGCCTGCTGGACGTATACGGCGGCGAGTACGAGTTTGACGAGTGGATGGTGCGGCTGCTGACGCGCCGCGGAGCGGACCGCGGTGTGTCAGTGCGGTACGGGAAAAACCTCACCGATCTGACGCAGGACGCCAACTGCTCCAACTGCTACACGGGCGTGGTGCCTTACTGGCGTGGAAACGATGTCACGGTCACGGCCGCGCCAGTGTACGCAGAGGGCGACTACGGCTACGTCCGCCTCATGCCGCTGGATCTATCCTCCAGCTTCGAGCAGCGGCCCACGCAAGCGCAGCTGCAGGCCGCAGCTACATCCTACATCAAGCAGAACCGCCTCGGCGTTCCCGCGGTGAGCTGGGATGTGAAGCTGGCACTGCTGGCGCAGTCCTCCGGGTATGAGGATGTAGCGTTCCTGGAGCAGATCTATCTGGGCGATACCGTAGGCGTCTACTTCCACCGTCTGGGTGTGGATGCCAAGGCGCGGGTAAATCGGATCGTGTGGGACTGCCTGCTGGAACGCTACGACAGCGTAGCTCTTGGCAGCGTCAAGGCCAACATCGCATCTACCATCGCTGGGCAGCAAAGGGAGATCGACGCCAAGCCGTCCATCTCGCTGGTGGAGCAGATTTCATCCGGCCTGGCAGCCGCGCTCCTGGGGGCGAACGGCGGTTCTGTCCGTCTGCTTGACACGAACGGAGACGGTGAGCCGGACGAACTGTACATCGCTGACGATCCTGACCCCACCAAAGCCAAGAAGGTGTGGCGATTCAACTACGAGGGCTGGGCCGCCAGCAGCACCGGCTACAATGGCCCCTACACGATGGGCGCTACCATCGCCGGGGGCATCCAGGCGTGGATGATCACCGCCGCGAATCTGGTGGCCGGCACCATCGCCAGCGAACAGGGAAATTTCCTGATCAACCTGGACGGCGGCACCATCGACACCAGCGCCACCGGCGCGACCTACAAAAACTCCGACTACTCGCAGGCGGATCTTGACCGAATCAACCAAATCAACATCAAGGCTGTCACGCCAACGCTGGCCGACTACGAGAAGCTGGATGTCAATGGCGATGGTACGATCAGCATCACCGATACCGTGCAGATCCAGCAGATCATCAGCGGGGCGCGAACGGTAAACTTCACCACGCGGTGGCGCCTGCGCATCGACCCCGCCGACGGGAACAGTCTCCTGAAGATCTATCGTGTCTACCGCAACAACATCACCGGCGCGGACACCGAGAACATCGTGTTCTCGGTGGGATTTGGCCGCGCCGCGGCCAACACGATCGGCGCGCAGTACGGCGAGATCGAAAAGGATCTGTTCGTAGGTGGATCTGTCGATGCATCCAATTACAAACAGGACGGAAAGACTATCACATTCCCAACGCAGAAGGCCATCGGGTACGTCGTGTACTGCACGGGCGGCAGCGAGAATCAGGCGGGGTGTTTTATCCCCGCGGGGCAGTCAGGCAGCTACCAATGCGCTTCCAACGACTGGTACTGCGCCTTCAGCTTTGACGGTGCGGGCAGCGCCACGAAAACCGGGGGCACCGGAGATATTTCACGGGTGTCCACCGTCAACAACTTTTAAGGAGGTGCTGTTATGGCGAATAGTTTGACAGTCAAGCAGGCCGTGCAGCTAAGTATGACTTTGAACGGCGTGCCGCCCACGCTGCACATGGTGCAGGGCGACACCAATTCTCGGACGATCGTGGCCACGCTGTGGAACGGTGCGCAGCTTTACAGTATTCCGGCGGGGGCGGCCATCATGGTCCGCTTTAGGAAACCGGACGGCACTGGCGGCCTGTATGACGCGACGGAGGGCGGCAACAAGGTCTCCTACGCTGGCAGCATTGTAACGGCCCCGGTGGCCACCCAGATGCTGGCTGTGGCGGGGGACGTATTTGCAGAGATCGATATCTTTGGCAGCAGTTCAGGGGCAGCGGCTGAGCGGCTGGCCACATTCCGCTTCATCGTCGAGGTGGCGCCCTGCGTGCTCCCTGATGCGCAGATCATCTCCAGCGACTACTACAACATCCTTGCTGCTGACATCGCAGGCGCGAAGGCCGCAGCAGATCAGGCTAAGGATTACGCGGCGGCCGCCAAGAATAGCGCGGATAGCGCTGCGGTATCGGTCGAGGGCGCTGTCAAGTACAACGCCCAGCAAACCCTGACGGAGGAACAGAAGGAGCAGGCACGGGCGAACATCGGCGCTCCTGCACCGTATACGGCTGGCGATGGTATCGCCATCAGCGGCAGCGTCATCGCAACCAAAGTGCAGCCCTGCAACCGGAACCTGCTGGACAACTGGTATTTCGGCAATCCGGTGAACCAGCGGGACGTCAGCGGCACTATCAGCAGCGCAGGGTATTTTCTGGACCGCTGGAAGCTGGTGAGCGGCAGCGTGACGATCAACACGGACGGCATTACGCTGAACGGAACCATGCAGCAGGTGTTGGAGACTGCGCCGGTCGGCACGGTGACGGCATCTGCCCTGACGCAGGCCGGAGTGGGCGATGTGGTGCCGGCCTACGACAGCGCAAGCAAGACGGTCACAGTCACGGCGGATGGGAAAAAGCTCGTAGCCGTCAAGCTGGAGCTTGGCCCCCAGCAGACGCTGGCACATCAGGAGGACGGCGTGTGGGTTCTCAACGAGATCCCCGACTACGGCGAGGAGCTGACCAAGTGCATGCGCTATCTCCAGATCATCTCCACGCCCTACGACACCTCCGGCAACGGCGTGGCCATCGGGTACGCCAACAACACCGTCGACCTGTGGGTACCCATCCCGCTGGCTGTGCCCATGCGCATATCGCCTACACCCGCCATCCCAACCGGCGGCGCATCGCGTTTCAAGGCGGGCAAAACGTCCAGCGCCTTGAAGGACGTCACCAGGGTCACGGGCGGCTGGGCGATGCAGACCGGCGGGGCTTGCAGCATGCGGAGCCTGATCTTTACGTCCAGCGGCCTGACGGCTGGCGAGACCTACGCCCTGTTCATGCAGCAAGGGGCACAAATCGTGCTCAGCGCCGAGCTGTAGGAGGTAACTGGATGGAAGCATGGACGAATGTCGGCGTGCCGCTGATCGTGGCGCTGCTGACCTCCACCGCCCTGTGGGGCGTGGTGAGCAAGGTGATCCTCAAGCGGATGGAGCTGACAGCCAAGCGCAGCAAGGCAGACGAGGCGCAGCGGAAGATGCTGGTGGGGCTTGCCCACGACCGCATTATCCACCTCGGCATGGTGTACATCGAGCGGGGCTACGTCACACAGGACGAGTACGAGAATTTACAGGTGTACCTCTACGAGCCGTATGAGGAGATGGGCGGCAACGGCAGCGCGCGGCGCGTCATGGAAGAAGTGCGGAAGCTGCCCATACGGTGAGGCATAAGATAGAACAGGCCGAAAGGCCGGAAAGGAATTTGTTATGAAACTGAACAACAAGGTATACGACATCCTGAAATGGCTGGTCATCATCGTTATGCCCGCCGTGGCCACGCTGTACGCGGCGCTGGCGGCGGTATGGGCGTGGCCCTATGCCGACGAGGTGGTGACCACTATCACCGCCGTGGACACGTTCCTCGGCGCGGTGCTGTGCATCAGCACGGCACAGTACCACAAGGAGGCTGGCAGCAATGACTAAAAGGGTGTATCTGTCCCCCAGCGACCAGCGAAGCAACAGCTATGCGGTGGGCAACACCACAGAGGCCATCCAGTGCGGGCGCATTGCCGAGGCTTGCAAGGCCGCTCTGGAGCGCTCCGGTGTGGAGGTCATGCTGGGGCAGTACGACACCATGCAGAACCGTGTGGCGGCGTCCAACCGCTTCAAGGCCGACCTGCACGTCCCCATCCATTCCAACGCCTGTAACGGAAAGGCCAGCGGTACGCATCTGTTCTGCTACAGCTCCGATAAGGCAAGCGCAGGGTACAAGGCGTGTAAGGCTGTGATGGATGTACTGGGACCCGTGACGCCGGGTGCGCCGGACGTTATTCGCGCTTATCCAAGCCTGTACGAGGTGAAGCACCCCGCCGCGCCAACGGTATACATCGAGGTAGATTTCCACGATGTGGTCCACATCGCGGAGTGGATTATTAACCATACGACGCTCATCGGTGAGACCATCGCCAAGGGCCTCTGCGCGGCGCTGGGCGTACCCTTTGTGGCGAGGGATGATGCGGAGCCAGCCCCGTCACCTGCACCTGCCGAAACGGTTTCTGTGGCTGTGCGCGTGCTGCGTCGCGGCATGAAAGGCGCAGATGTGAAGACCCTGCAAGCGGCGCTGATCGCCTACGGCTGCTCCTGCGGCGCGGCAGGTGCGGACGGAGACTTCGGCGGCGGCACGGAAACGGCGCTGAAGAAGTTCCAGACCAAGTACGGCCTCGGCGCTGACGGTATCGCAGGCCGCGGCACCTGGGGCAAGCTGCTGGGACAGTAAAGTGAAAAATATCCCGCACCGTTTCGGCGCGGGATATTTTTTTGCTTAAAATTACGATTTCCTCTTGACATACCACGCAATGCGTGGTAATATATAGACAGATCAAGAAACAGTGCAGCCGCACAGCGGCAGAAAGGGAAATATCATGAAAAAGACTTTTTATTCCGCCACTTACGCAGTATGGGGATCCGACTTCTGCCGGGAGGCATGGTTTGACAGCAAGGCCGCAGCGGACGCCTTCGCCGCGTACGATTTTCGGGACGACCCGGTGGCCCACACCTACAGCAAGGCGGACAGCATCCGCGCCGCCGAGGATCGCGTGGCCGCTACGGCCGCAGAGCTGATCGCCTGATAGCGGTACCGCTTCTGGCGGGGTTGAGCGCACCAGCCCCACCCCATGAAAAATTTTGAAAAGGAGGAGCATAACATGAACGCACAGGAATTGATTTTGCGGTACAAGATTGCCCTGAAGATCGACGAACACGGCCAGCCAACCGGAAATCTGGTCGTTTACCGCGCCGACAAAGCAGCTCTTGCCGCTATCAAAGCCGCAAAGCCGGAGATCGTGTCCATGCTGCTGGAGCAGCGCGAAGCCGGTATCCGCGCAGAGCAGGAGCGACAGAAGAAAATCGCCGCCATCCCCGGACTGCGGGAGATCGAAGCTGCCCGCGCTGATCTGGTGCATTGGAAACTGGAGTTTGATGCCAGCTTTGACAGCGAGAACGGCGGCGGCGTGGGCATCCGCCCCAAGCCAAAGTATGACATGGATGCCATGTGCGCCCAGTACCCCCGCGCCAAGGCGTATTTGGACGCGCAGGAGTTCGCGGCAGCCGAAAACGACGCAAAATCCGCAGCCGGCATGAAGGCGCTGGATGCCATCATCAACGGCGAAAACTACGAGCAGGCCATCGCCGCCATGAACAGCGACTGGGCGACACACTGCGAATCCCACCTTTGGGACTGAAGGAGGAGTTGTCATGAAAAACACGGAGATCAAAACCTACGGCAGAAAAATCAACATGGAGACATTGGCCAACGCCTCCAATTCCACCAAGGGCCTCGGCTCCCGCACGGGGGAGTATGTGGAGATTTTTTACGACAAGTCCACCGGCGATGTCTGGTGCAAGTACCACTGGGATCGCGAGGAATGGACGGTCTACCACGACGCTGACGTCACGAAGGTTGGTATTGCGGTACGATACAAGACCCAGCAGCAGATCGCGGACATAATCGACAATACCTTGACAGAGGACGAGCAGACCGAGCGCGAGAACGCCGCATATCTGGCGGGCGGAGCATGGTCATGATGGTGCTTGACATTTCCTGCGCAGCGCGATAAACTATTTTTGTCGGATGCAAGAGGCGCTTGCATCTGGTGCGGCGCGATCCCGCCGCCGTGGATTGAAATAGTGAGAAGGACAAACACTTCAAGCGCAGGGAAAGCACCGGAAACCGGGGCTTTCCCTTTTTACAATTTTGATTATGAAAGGATACTTAAAATGACAGACAAACTGTTTTTTTCCTTGTTCAGCGCAGCGCTTTCTTCGTCCGACCGAGACGCTTTCGTCTCCGACTGGTCGCTGTCCTCCGTCTGGGGCGATACGCCGGACGCGGACATCCCCGCAGACCGCATCGACCTGCTGGCGCGTCTCTGGGACGCCGCCCACCTGACGATCCGCGACATCCGGCAGCACACCGGCCTATCTCAGGCGGCCTTTGCCACCCGGTACTGTATCCCCACCCGCACGCTGGAGGACTGGGAGCGCGGCGTGCGTAGCTGCCCCGACTACCTCCGCCTCCTGCTGGCGCAGGTAACAGGAGCATATCAGCGGCCGTGGGGATAGCTCGTTGTCATTTCGTTGTCAAAAGTTGTTTTTATCGAGCACAAAACCATCCGCAAGGCTGGACGGTTTTCGCGCCGTCTCGGACGCGCGGCGAGCCGCAAAGCCTTGTGCGCAAAGATAAAACCGCCTGATCGTTGCAATCAGGCGGTTTCTGGTTTTGGAGCAGGGTACGGGAGTCGAACCTGTTGAAAAAACCGGTATACGTGGCTTAAATACTCACTTCCCGGAAACTTCCGTTGCCATTTTGTTGTCAAAGTAGGCATCAATAGACTTGTCAATCTCCGCCATCCTGTCGTCCATCGTGTAGGCGTAAACCTGCTTGTACATCCAGTCGTCGGACCAGCCGTTTCGCTCCTGCGCGTACCGAGATTCTACGCCCAGGCGGACCATGATGGCGGCATTGGCGTGGCGCAGATCGTGGAAGCGGCAGCGGGGAATGCCGGCGGCATCGAGACCACGAATGAAGCGATTATAGATCGTCTGGCCGGAGGTGGGGACAATATACCCCTCGCTGCGTCCGGTGGCGTCTATCAGAGCCTGAATATGGGCGGGGACAGATACCCAGCGATCGCCGGAGAAGGTCTTCGGCGGCTTCACCTCGTCGCCGCTCTCGCCGGAGACAATGGCGCGGCAGATGTGCAGCCGGCCTCCGGAGATATCCTCGAATCTGGCGCCGCGGATCTCCGACATACGCATCCCCATCCACAGCGCCATGAGCACGGGCAGCTCCATGTCCGTGCCGGAGAATGCCGCGATGATCTTGCCGATCTCGGCGTCCTCGATCCTGCGCAGCTCCACTTTCCGCTTCTGTGGAAGGATGATGGAGATCTTCAAATCTGGCGCAAACTGCTTCAGGACGGAGACGAGAAGCCCCTCGACGTTGCGGACGTACTTTGGGCTTTTTCCGCTCTTCACCATTTTCCCAATCTCCCGCTGGATCTGCTCAGAGGTGATGGAGGCAGCTGGCAGCTCCATCAGGCTCGGGAAAGATGTCTTCTGGAGACGCTTGTACTCCGCGGCGGTGGAGGGGGATATCACACCGTCTCGCGATTCAATGTACTTCCTGTACGCATCCTTCAGGGTAATGGTTGAGGCGGCTTTTTCGGGCGCCTTCAGGCCGTGCTTGATGGCCATGGCCTCAGCAATGGCCCCCTCCTTGGTCTCGCGGGTAATGGACACGTCTTGCCCGTTGACGCGGACGCGGCAGGCCCACGA